GTCTAAAGCGTCACCGCATTCCGCGGCCTTGGCACGCTGCGCGGGAGTGGATTGAGGAGCTGTGGCCGCTGCCGCGCTTGAGTCCGTAAATGCCGCTGTCCGCACAACAAAAAAAACGGCGATTAGGAGCATTGAGCCGATTAAAAGTTTAGACAGGGTGTTCATAGCCCTCCTTTGTTTTACAGACGCCGCAAGTCCCGCCGCGCTTGGCGCAGTGCGCACAATACTTACAGTTATTGCAAGCATAGCAAGGGTCGGCTCCGGTGCAGGTCGCGAGTACCGAACCCGATGCTATACAGACCGCCAGGACAGACATAACGAACACAGATAAAGCGCGAGAACTATGCAGCATCATATACCTCAAAACTTGCTGCACAGTATACCGCAATCCGCCAGAATTTCCCTTTTTTATTTAATTACAAGCCCTCTGGCCAGGATCGATCGCCAGGTTTCCGCCCACAGCTCTGGGAACGCCGCCCGCGCTGCCACCTCTACGTCGCGCTGCATCTCGAGTCGTGGCTTGATGTGCGCCGCTGGGATCAGCAAATAGAACGGGTACGCCTCGTGCTCGGTGAAATAGCGGCCCATGATCGCCTTATGCCCGTCGCCGATCTCCTGAATGAAAAAGACAAACCCCCGCACCACTTTTTGATTGCGCAGCGCGAGTTGCTTTGTTTTGCGCACAATGGCCGTGTAGCGCCCACCGACCGCGCCCAGCAGGTTACGCGGTCTCAGCTCTGCGGGGATCGCGCCTGGAGCCATCTGGCGCAAGTAGCGGGTGGGCACAGCCAGGTATTCACGGCCGCCGTGGGGCACCTTTTCTCCGCCCTCTTCCTGGGCCAGAAGGTAATCAGGCGCGCCGGTTGAGCGGTTGGCGGTATCGGAGTGAACATCGGCCTCGATCACCGCGCCATTCTTCTCCGCCGGCTTGATGCGGATGCCCTGCCGGGTGAAGGTATTGCGCAGCGTAAACTTCGCATTCAGGCCGCCCTGCACCTTGGCCTGGCCAGCCTTTGCACACCCCGTGAGTGTCTTTGCCAGCGCGAACGGGATCTGGCGCTTCTCAACATCGGCCAGCCCGGCAACCGCCTCCGATACGTCCACCGTCGCTTTGAGTTGCATGGCTCTATGTTAGCGCCGTTTCGATGTTTCGGAACACGCTGGAACTATGGCGACGTTCCCGCTCGTGTTCCCGTCCCTCTCCCGGCAGCCGGCGATGGATACCTCGAAGACCACCGAGGATGACACAATCCGAGATTCGATGGAGAGCGGTTACGTTGCCACGCGCCCGAGGTTCACGCGCGTGCGGCGCACTTGGCCATTCAACATACGCAACCTGGTGGCAGAAGATATCCGCGCCCTCGATGAGTTCCACATGAGTTCAGCCTATGCGGCCCGTGGCGCAAACAGTTTTCTATTCCCCAACCTTCTGCCGAATTGGAGTTTTGAGTTTCCGGCGCTCGTTTCGTCTGATCTCGTGTTTGGCTGGGCCGTGCAGGGCGTATCTCAAGAGCTGGTGGCCATCTCTACGAGCACCGTTGAAGACGGATCGCAGGCGATTAAATTCTCCACCGTTTCGGGGCAAACGGTGGCCGCATCCACTACCGTCACCGGCGTTCTGAATTGCGATACCAAGGTTTCATGTAACCCCGGCGAAGTCTACTCATTCATTGCCGAGGTGAACGGCGTGCAGGGCACCCTGGCCTCGGGCGTTCTGCAGGCCAATGTGCGGGCCACGTTTTTTAACTCAGCCGGGGCTTTTATCTCATCCGCGTTTGGATCGCTTGTGCCGCTCGGCGCGGGCTGGGCCAGCTATGGCTATCAGTTCACCGTGCCGGCCAACGCGGCAACCTTTCAGATCGCCCTTGAGGTTGCGCTCGATAACGCCACGGGCACGCCTATCACGCTCGATGGCTCCGCATCGGTTACCTGGGATTGCGTGGGCTGCGCGCTGCTCACCCCGCTCTCGCCTTACGGCCGCACGGTTGGATCGTTGCCGCTCGGGTGCCTGGTGCGGTTTTCAAAGATGCCGGAAATGGCGGATATCGGCTGGGCAAACGGCGTGAAAGTCTACGGCGCAAAGATTGAACTGACGGAGGTATAAGTGCCCTACGCGCATGGTGCAAAACCCGGTGGCACTCGGCTCGGTTCGCGCAGGCCGCCCGTATTTAAGATGCCCGCTCTTGTTTGTGTACCACCCGCGCCGAGGGTGAAGTAATGGCAGCCGGGCTCTCACCCATGGCCGTTCTTTCCATCGCCGCCCAGCGCGACAAGTTTCTCCTCGCGTCGGCGGATGCGTGGATTTTGCTCTTGGATATCATCTGGAACACTGAGCATTTCCGCTTTGCCCGCAATGTTGACCCTATCGAGTTCGATGCTGGAGACGGCAATGGAATTCAGACCTATCAGCCTTTTAACTTTGAATTCAGCGCCGATCAGCCCGGCCAGGCGCAACTGCCGACCATGCTTTTGCGCGTCTCGAATACGATGCGCATCCTCCAGGGCATCATCGAACAATATGCCGGCATTGCCGGGGCCACCGCTAACATTTACGTCTATAACACCGCGCACCCCGCCGGTGAGCCCGATCTGGCCATCTCTACAACCGTGATGAAGTCCGTATGCACGGCCGAGATTGTCACCTTCACCCTCGCCGCGCTCAACCCCCTGCGCCAGCTCTTTCCCAAGTTCCTTTATCGAGCCACGTTTTGCATGTGGGTGAGCAATTACAAAGGCACCCAATGCGGGTATACCGGCTCTTTGCCTAACTGCGACGGCACCTATGACGGCGCAAACGGCTGCATAGTGCATGACAATGCGGAGCGGTTCGGTGCGTTCCCAGGCATAGGCACCAATGGCACGGTGCTTGCCGCTCAGTTCTAATGGACACTCTCGCTTATTCCGTGTGGGCAGATTTGCTGGGCAAGCCATGGCGCAAGGATGCCCGCGGCCCCGACGCCTACGATTGCGCCGGGCTGCTTCTGGAAATCCAGCGCCGCCTCGGCCGTGCCGTTCCGAATTGGACGAGCGATCAATCCGGTTTGGACGCCGCCGCAGCGCAGTGGGAGCGCATCAGTGATCCGCGGCCCGGCGACGCCATTCTGTTTACCTCTGTCGATCCACCTTGGCACGTTAGCGTCGTTTGCGGCGGCGGATACATGATCCATGCCCGCGAGGGCGCTGGTGTTGTAAGAGAGCGGTATAACTCGTTTCCATGGCACGCTCGAATTGAGGGCTTCTATCGATGGAAACAGGCATTATCCCCTTTCTGAATCAAGCCACCTCGGCGGCTGCTGAGTCAGCCCCCAGCCCTTACGTGCTTCCTGAGATTCTGCCGCCACGCGAAAACCGCACCGTTCGCATTATCGAAAACCTCAACCCCCTGCGCCCCGAGCAGCGCCGTGTGGTTGATGTGATCCCGCTCGACGCCGATAGCGTCGAAGCCCTTGTGGTCCGCGTCGGGCTCACCGCCGGCAATTACAAAATAAGCCTGAATGGCAACTTGCTGCAGGAGGGCGAAACCGCCTGCGCCCTGGTGCGCCCCGGTGATGAGATCGTGCTCTTTCCCCGCGCCGCCGGCGGCAAGATTTGGCAGATGGTGGCCATGCTGGCTCTCACTATCGTTGTAGGTGCCATAAGTATGGGAGCCGGCGGTGTGGGCTTGTTCGGCTCTTTTATGGGCTACCTCACTGCCCAGCAGGCCGGCTTAATTGCCGCCGGCGTCGGCCTGGGCGGTGGTCTGCTTATCTCGTGGGCGTTTAATCACGGCCAGCCTGCCTCGCCCGCATGGTCCACCACCTATGACCCCACCGGCCCAAAGGGCCTGGCGCAACCGGGCGTGCCGGTTCCAAAATCGTACGGAATCTTCGGGTGGTGCGGAAATGTCATTTCAAGCTATGTGACATTCGACGGGGCCGACGCTTATATTAACCTGCTTGTCTGTTACGGGTGGGGCGTGGCGAAGAGCATAACCAACCTGCTCATTAACCAGCAGGATATCTCGGTGTTTCTCAACACGTCTTATCAGGTTCGCTATGGCACCAACGACCAGACGCCTATAGATGGCTTCGATTGCACAGTGAACGGTTACCCGGTTGAGGAAGACCTGCTCGTCGCCAACGGGCCTATTATCGTGCGCGGCACCGGCACGGATGTTGAGGGCTTGCAGATCACCGTCAAATTCCCTTCGGGCCTTTACCGCATCACCAACGACGGCAATGACGTGCCGCTCAAGTTTATCTATAAAGTCGAGGTTTCTCCGTACAACACGAATGCCTGGGTTTCGCCGCTCTTCCCGAATAACACCACCACCGCCGCGACGACGGGCGAGGATGGCATACAGACGTGGCCGGCGTGGGTTGTGGTGCCTACCGATCGTTTCGCCGGATCGGGCATCGTCTATGCCACCGATAACGGCACACACACCCCCGGCGATCCGTGGAGCAGCACTGAAACCGTTACTATCGTCAACCTTGACACCTCAACCTCTACCACGTCCGCCACATTTCAAGGCGAATGGCAGCCGTGCGATCCGAACACCAACCCGGCGCTGGTGACAAGTTGGTGGGAGGGTTATCGCGTTGTTCAGAACGATACCTTCTCCGCGTTTTTTGACACCGTGAGCGTGTACGGCCTCGCCTCTGGCCGATGGGATTGTCGGCTTACAAAGATCGGCTACTGCCAGGACAATAACAACGACGTGATTTATGCCGACTCGCCCGATTCTCAGCACATTTGCGACGGGTGGTTTTGGAACGTCAACGAAGTTACCTGGTCAAATCTCGCTTATCCCAACATGATTCTGATCGGCGTTAAGGCGCTGGCAACCTCTCAGCTCAACGGCGGCAGTATTCAGATACAGGCCACCATCCAGCATGACATTGGCGCGGATACCGTTCTGCCCGCCGGCCTGGCCGGCTACGAGCACGATAATCCGGCTGTTGTTTGTTATGACCTTTTGGCCAATCCGATTTATGGCATGGGCGTGCCTGCCGCACAAATCGATGTGCCGGCCTTCGAGGCGTGGGCCGCGTTCAACGATGAGACGGTGACCAATCAGGACAGCTCCACAACGCGCCGCCATATCTTTGCCGGCGTGTTCGATCAAGCAGGCGACGCATGGCACGCCATGCAGGTAATCGGCGCAATGAGCCGGGCCTCTGTCCTGCAAATAGGTATGCGTTACACGGTGGTGATCGATGCGCCCGGCGATCCCGTGCAACTTTTCACGGTGGGCAATACAAAGCGCGATGCCTTTCAGGAGCAATGGGTTTCGCTCGATGATCGTTGCACATTGATCGAATGCGATTTTGCCGACGCCGCTCGAAATTACAGAATGGATCTGCCGGTTTCCGTTATGACGGCCGCCGATCTTAACAGCGGCCTGCAGCCGAAGATTACCCGCACCCGGCTCACAGGATGCACCAGCCGCGACCAGGCATGGCGATGGGCTTATTACCATCTGATGAGCACTAAAACCACGCTCCGCACCATCCAATTCTCTGCACCGGTGGAGGCGGTCTGCTGCCGGATCGGATCGGTGGTTGCTATGCAAAATGATGTTGTGCAGTGGGGCGCGGGCGGCCGTGTGCAGCCGGGCTCTACTCTCAGCACATTGAATGTAGAGCGCACTGATCTTACATTCGCCACCGCCGCGGGGTGGACGGTGAGCGTACAGCACCCCGTCGTGTTGCGCGGATCGAATACCATTCTCTCTATCACTGGCACTGCAATCACTATGACTGCGGCGCTTCCCGCGGGCCGCATCGTCAAGCTCGTTGCGCCCGATGGCACCGAGTACATCGTCACCGGCTATGGCGGTTCGGCTCTCAACCTGGCAACCGCTGCAGGACCCGCCGCGGCCGTTCCCCTGGCTGCCGGCCAGGTGGTGCAGCTCTACGATACCAACGTGATCGACGACCTGAATGTTACTGGCGTAGCGATCACGCCGCCCTCATCCGCCGGCCCCGGTGGATCGGTGATTACCGTGGCCGGCGAGTTCTCCGCAGTGCCGAGCACGAACAGCGCCTGGGCATATGGTCAAAGCGCCGGCGCTCAGCCGGCAAAGCTCTTTCGCGTGGCCGGCATCAAACAGTCCGGCGATTTTGATCTGAGCATAACGGCAATGGAATACAGCGCCTCGATTTATACAGACGAGGTGCCTAATTATGGCGAGGTGGTGGGCGTGCCTGATTCATCGCCGGCAATCCTCAACCTCTCGCTTTCTGAGCAATACCAAAATGGGCTCCTCACCGGATCGCCAAACTCAGCGATCATTGCCGTGGGCTGGCAAAACGGAAACACCGCCGTAGGCGCTCAGGTAACCGTGCAGGCGCAGGGGGGTGTGGCTAACATCATCGGCAACATTCAAGGCCAGGGCTGCACATTTGTAGGCACCATCGGGACCACTTATACCGTCTCTTTGGTTGGATTTGATTGGCAGGGCAACCTGGTGGGCGCGGCTGTTGCCGCGTCTATCACGGTTGTGGCGTCGACGAACGCACCGGCAAACGTGATGAGCTTTATTGGCACCTTCAGCAGCGGCACGGACACCGTATTTACGTGGAACGCCGTCGGCCGTGCCGATCACTACGAAATACGCTGGGCCGCAAGCCTGGTGACCCCGTGGGCCAATGCGGCTGTGCTGTGGGATGGCACCGGCACCACGTGGACCGATACCGTGCTCCGCGGCGGCGTTTACATGATCGTTGCTGTTAGTTCCTTGGCCACCGGCTCTGTGCAGAGTCTCGTGCCCGCGATATGGTTGACACCGGCCGCCGCGAGTTCTGGCAGCGGCACCCCGCCAACCGCCAGTTTTGAGATTGTTGCGCCAACATGGAGCGGAAGTACGGGCACCATCAACGCGCCCACTGGCACTATTTTAAGCAGTTTGTCTGGCGCGATTGTTACCCTCGCGGCCGGTAATCTCACTCTTTCAGATACGCCTCCTCTACCGGGCACGCTTTACGCTTATTGCTACATCACCTCCGCCGGCGCGCTGGCGATGGATAGCAGTTATCTATCGCTCTATACCGCGCCTAACGCCCTGGCCGCGGCAGCGGTTAAGAGCGATGGGATCGCCGCCTTTGTTGTTTCGTGGGGTTTCTCGCCCAGCGGCTTTGCCGGCGGAGGCATGACGCAGATCGGGTAAATGGCGCTGTTTGCGCGGCTCGTAGCACGATCAATCTATGAGACCGCGCAAACTCCTCATTGCTCTTTTGTCTACGCTGGCCATAAGTGCCAGCGCGCAAACCGTTCTGCTGATTCAATCGAAGAGCACCGGGTCGGTAAACCCGCAGGCGACTTTCACGGGCCGATTTTGTATCTCGCCGGCCAATAACTCGGGTCAGTTGATCCCGTTCCAATACGGCGGTGGTGGCAACGGGGTGGCGGAGCAGGTTTGCTTTCCAATTGTAAGTGGGCAGTTGCCCTCGGGTATGACGGTGCCCGACACTTATCTCACGAATCCTCAAAATCTTTGCCTTTATACGACTTTTGTTGACCCCACAAGGCAGGGCCAATTTCAGGTGGTTGAAACGATCCCCTGCCTGCAGCCGGCAAGCTCCGGGCAGAGTTCGTGGTGTACCACGACGAGCGGCGTTACTACGTGCGACCTGGCCAAGTATGTGCCAACCAATGCGGCCCTTGTGGTGCAATCCATCGGGCCTCCGGGGCCGCAAGGGCCGGCCGGGCTGGGTAGCGCCACGGTTGCCATCGGCACCACTACCACGGGCGCGCCAGGCACGAGCGCCGCAGTTACAAACGTCGGCTCAAATATAGCGGCCGTGCTCAACTTCACGATTCCTCAAGGTGCCACCGGCGCAACCGGCCCAACGGGGCCTCAAGGCGCAACCGGCGCAACCGGCTCGGCCGGGGCAACCGGCGCAACCGGCCCCACGGGTCCAACAGGCCCTGCTGGCGCAACAGGTGCCACGGGCTCTCAGGGTCCTGCCGGTGCAACTGGCGCGACAGGCGCAACCGGTGCCGCTGGCACCAACGGCAACACTGTGTGGAACGGCGCGTCGACGCCTGGCTCTGGAACCGGCGTCAATGGCGACTTCTACCTCGACACCTCCAATGAATGCCTCTATGGCCCTAAAGCCTCGGGCGCTTGGCCGGGCTCATGCACTACGCTGGTAGGCCCCGCCGGCGCGACGGGCGCAACCGGTGCCACGGGCGCTGCTGGCGCAACCGGTGCAACTGGTGCCGCCGGCACCAACGGCAACACTGTATGGAACGGCGCGTCGACGCCCGGCTCTGGAACCGGCGTCAATGGTGACTTCTACATTGACACCGCGACCGATGTGATCTATGGACCGAAGGCGTCGGGCGCGTGGCCCGGCACCGGCACATCACTGGTAGGCCCCACAGGTGCCACCGGCCCGCAGGGACCTTCAGGCGGATCAACCAACTGGCGCGGCGCGTGGTCGGCATCGAATACCTATGCCATTTACGACGCCGTGGATGTGGCTGGCTCGTCTTATATTGCCATCGCCACGAGTACCAACCAGACGCCGCCCAATGCAAGCTATTGGGCGCTCTTGGCTCAGGCCGGCGCGACGGGTACAACAGGTGCCACCGGCGCTGCTGGCGCAACCGGTGCAACTGGTGCCGCTGGCACCAACGGCAATACTGTATGGAACGGCTCAACTACTCCTGGCAGCGGAACCGGCGTCAATGGTGACTTCTACTTGGATACAACCAGCGAGTGCCTTTACGGCCCCAAAGCATCCGGTGTATGGCCGGGCTCATGTACCACGCTGGTAGGCCCTACAGGTGCGACGGGCGCAACCGGTGCCACGGGCGCTGCTGGCGCAACCGGTGCAACTGGTGCCGCTGGCACCAACGGCAACACCGTGTGGAATGGTGCCAGCACTCCTGGCAGCGCAACCGGCGTCAATGGTGACTTCTACATTGACACCGCAACCAATGTTATCTATGGACCGAAGGCGTCGGGCGCGTGGCCCGGCAGCGGTACATCGTTGGTAGGGCCAACCGGAGCCACGGGTGCCACCGGCGCGACGGGTGCCACAGGCGCGGCCGGCAGCAATGGTGCCGCTGGCACCAATGGCAACACCGTCTGGAACGGATCGGGCGCGCCTGGCAGCGGCACGGGCGTCAATGGCGACTTCTACCTCAACACCGCCAACTCGTGCCTCTATGGCCCCAAAGCCTCTGGCGCATGGCCGGGTAGCTGCACATCGCTGATAGGCGCGTCGGGCGCGACGGGTGCCACCGGTGCCGCTGGCACCAACGGAAACACCGTCTGGAACGGATCGGGCGCACCTGGCAGTGGCACGGGTGTCAATGGTGATTTCTACCTTAACACCGCCAACTCGTGCCTCTATGGCCCCAAAGCCTCTGGCGCATGGCCAGGCAGTTGCACATCGCTGATCGGTGCCACCGGCGCAACCGGCTCTACAGGCGCAACCGGTGCCACGGGTCCGACAGGGCCCACCGGCCCAACAGGTCCAACCGGCCCGGCCGGCGCTGGCGGCGGTGTGATTTCCGCATCGTTTTCAAGCGGTGCCGCGACCTATGGAAGTGTTTCGGCAGCCACAGTAATCAACGTATCGCCCTCGGCAAACGTAACCAGCGCATCATGCCCGACAGGCGCCACTACGGGCGCGCTCTATACCATCAACTTTACGCAGCCATCTGGCGGAGGAATCACAAACACATGGCCGAGCTGCTTTCTAAATTTCCCGCTCGTGGCGCTTGAGGCGTCCACTGTAACGAGCTGCACGGCTCAATACAACGGCAGCCAGTTTGTCTACCCGATATGCTCGAACGGCAGCGGACATGGTATTTCGCCGTGGCAAACCGCGCCAAGCTCGGACCCATCCTCGGGATACACGTTCCCCTACACATCCACGGTGGATTCTGGTAATCCCGAAGCTCTGCTGCCCACCGGTTCTACAGTTGGCATGGTGGCCAAAGGTGGCGACGTAAATATTCTGACAGGTTTACTGGTGAGCATTCTGGGCACGCCCATCTGTACGGGCTCGACCCCGACTGTGAATGCTTACCTTGCTTACACGACTTCGAGCAGCCCTAATCCATGCATGGCGTGGACGGGCGGCACGAGCACAGCCGCGACGTTCAATGCTTACAGCTATGTCACCCGGTACACCACCAGTGCCACGTCAATCAACACGAACACCACCACGGGCTCGGGCGGCAATATATCGGTCGCGAATGGCGACATTATTGTAAGCGCCTGCCAGTATGCCATTGCCAGCGATACTTCGTGCGTGGCGACGACCACGGCATCCGGCACTTTGACGGCGATCACGCCGGATAACAGCTTAACCACATCCCAGGAGGCGAGTTACGGGGTAACCACATCGGCCAACAGCGCCTTCAATGTAACCAGCACCTTCAGCACCTCTTTGGCGAATGCATCTTCGCTGGCGCTGGATTTCACGTGCGCCACATGCGGCACGGCGGTTACGGCCACGGGTCATACCTCTTCTTCGGCGTCTTCTCTGACGATCTCCAGCCTTAACTGCACGGCCGGATCGCATGGATGCATGGTTGTTATGTGCGGGTCAACCGGAGTAAGCAACACGTGGTCTGCGGGCACGATTAGTGGTACAGCGGCCACCTTAATTGCCTCCGACACATCATCGAAGACGACCGGATATCAAGCTTGCGAGTGGGCTTTAGTCAGCGGTTCGATATCCTCCGGTTCGGCTTCTATCAATGTCGGCACATCCACCAATATCTCAGCCGCCGTAATCATGTGGCCCTACTAAGGAAAACAGCTATGAAGAAGTTTTTTTACGCCCTCTGTTTAGCTTTCGTCTTTGCGCTGGGTGCCCAGGCACAGACGACGACTTACACCTACCAGCCGAGCGGCTGCTCGGGCGCGTGTTCGCTGTACTACTATGCGCCCGCCACAGTCACCGCCAACACTCCCATTATTTTTTACATGGCAGGGGGAAGCTACGAGAACCCACCGGACATGCAATGCTGGTCGCCGAATACGTCGAATCTCAGCCTGAATAATTGCCTTGAGATCACAGACTGGACAAACCACGGCTATGCCGTTTATGCGCTGAGATATCCGGTTGAGACGGACACCGGCAACCCTATATGGCCCGCGATGGGACAGGGGGCCGCGTGCGCTTTATCTTATGCCACAACAAATGCATTGCCGGGTAATTGGAAAAACATAACCCTTATGGGCGACTCGGCCGGCGGCGGGATCGCGCTCGTGATTGGCATGGGTCCGGTGGGGAAGTATCTTACGGATGGAAATTCAGCCTGCGCCAGTTCAAACACGACTTGGGTGGTGACCTCGATCGTCACTAACTCAGCGTCCACCTGTATGGATAACGGATCGCACTTAAGCTCGGGCGGCTCTAACTGTTATTGCTCGACCGCCGGCCATGGAATATGCGATGCGGTTTTTGGCGGCGATCCAACGTCTAACTCGACTGCCGAAGCTCTTGCCTGGGATGCAAGCGCAATGCAGTACATCTCGACGTGGATTGCCAAGGGCGCTCCGCCTATCACCCAGGTAACGTCTCTTTACGATTCGGTTGTAATCCCCGGAGCGCAGGCGCTTTTACCGGCGGCGATCGCGGCCGCTGGATACAAGTCAGTGCAAGTTCAATACAACGGTTATCAGCACGAAAACGACGAGGGCTCTGAAACTTCGGCGGGTTGCAACTCGTGGCCTGTGAATTTTCAAACGGCCCCCGCAGCTTGCCACACCACATGCAATAACTCTGCCACCGGGGTGACCGAGTGCAATCTGTGGGGTAACGTGGTGGCCCCTGCGTGGTCGCGCGCTATGCACGGAAGAAGCGCAGGCGCGGCCGGCAGCGGCAGCGGCCACGACAGCTCATATTAAGCCACAAGCCAAAGTTGGCCGAGTTTCCCGCACCCGGCCCATGCTGAAAATGTGGAGGCGGAATGTTAAACACCATCGCCGATAACGTCTGGGCTTTTCTGCTGTTTGTGCTTGCCGTTGCCACTGCGGTAACAGCCAGCTTTAGGCACGATAAGGACCTGTTTACCTTTGCGGGCACGGTGGCCATGACGGGCGCGGCCTTGTTTCACGGCAAGAGCGACAAGAATACCCCCGACCCGCCAGCCGCACCCGCGGCATAGCACGAGCCCTCAACCATCAACCTCAGCAACCGCGGCGGACGCGCCGCAGAAAGAAACACGGCAATCTATGAGTTTCAAAGTTGTTGTATCTGATGTGGAAGCCTGGTTCAAAAAGGTTTTCAAGAATGCGCCGCAGGAAACCGCCAGCGCCCTGGCCGTGGTCAACGAGATTGCGCCCGAGGCTGAAATCCTCTTCGCGCTTGTCGATCCAGCCGCCGCGGCCATCGTCAACCCGATTGCAACCGAGGTGCAGGCCGACCTGGCCGTCGTTGCAAAGACTCTCGCAAATGGCGGCACCGCAAGTGTGCCGGCGTTTCTGAGTTCTATTCAGGCCAACCTCGCGTCGCTGCTGAGCGCGGGGCACATCAAGGACCCGGCCAGCGTCACCAAGGCAACCGGCATCGTCGCCGGTATTCAGTCCATGGTTAACGACGTGATCGCCGCGGTTGAGCCCGCATCTACGCCAACCGCAAGCTAACGAGGCACATCATGCAATGGATTCGCACCGGCTGGATTGCAGCCTTTGTTTCGCTCATTGCATTTCTCTCCTGCGGGGCCTATGCGTTTCTGCGCATCGGCCTCGCGGTGCGAGATGTGCCCGCAGTGGTCACTCACCTTAACGGGACCCTAACCCGCGCCGAGGCGGTTGAATCTAAGCTCTACGCAACGGCTGGCAACCTCGATAAGGCCACCGCGACGTGGGCGGCCAGCTCAAAAGATCAGGCCGCGGCCGTTACGGCTCTTACCGCCGATGCTCATCAAACCCTCGTCGAGACGCGCGACGCGATTGCCCAGGCCGACACAACCCTCGCCACCGTTGACGCCCAGGCAAAGCACCTCGGCCCGGCAATCGATTCAATCCAGGCATCCTTTGACGCAGCAACGCCGGCGGTTAAGCAGATCAATCAGGACGTCGCAGATCTGGATACGACTATCAAGGCAACATCGGCCCTCACGGGTGCAGCCACGGCCAGGATCGACGACCCGCACATCGACGATCTGGTAAAGCATCTCGACGGCATGAGTGCCAGCAGCGACAAAATGTTGGCCGACGCACAGTGGAAGACGCACCAGCTCTTGCACCCCGACAAAGTAAAACTCGGCTTTTGGGGAACTGTCGATTTTATTGTACGCAAGTACGAGCCAGCTCTCTTTTGAGCAATAGAATAACTCTCTATCGCTCATGAAAGGCCGCCCTGCGCGGCCTTTTTTGTGCCCTTTTCGCGCATCGGCGCACGGTGCAGTTAGAGGCTGCCTATGCGCCGAGTTTCACTTTTAACGCTCCTGCTGCTCGTCGTCTGCTGCGTTTTCTGTATCACCGTAACCGGCTGCAGTAATCTTCCCGCCGCCGCGCCGCAGAACCCCACCCCCGGCGTCTATTACTCACTCTGGGGCCTGAATCAAGCGCCGCGCATGACGCCCGGCGATCCGTACAAAATCCCGAATGATCCCGGTCTGGTCGGTTACGTGCAGACCGCATGGAATGGCAAGGGCGCGACGATAGCCACGGTAATGACCCTGAAGCCAACAATCGCGGGTGCCGAGTACATCACGGCCACCGTCGCCGATCCCTACTCGGTTTCAGATGTAGACCCCCCGGCTATCAGGCTGTTTATCGAGCTGCCGCACGATCACTTTCTCGACCCTGATATGCGCTGGTGGTGTACGGCAAACAAATTCGACATTTTAGCGGATGGGACCTTTAGCGTATCTTGCCCGCTGGATTGGCGTCTGTGGACAGATGTAGACGGCCAGCACATTGAGAACCTCGATCCAGCCAATATGACACCGGCTCAGATAGCAGCCGCCCAGGATGAGTTTGAGGCGCAAGCACTCAGCCAGTCTCTCTATGGCGGATGGACGTTCGGGGGCCAGGATTTCGCGGGCCATGGCATCTCCTGCACAGGCGACAACGTCTGCACTTTCACTCTTGATAGCTTCACGGTCGAGTAACAGCCCGTCTTTGTTCGGTTTGCCTTGTAAGTGGCAAGGTGGAGTTAGAGGGAGTGCCAGTGTCGCAAGCCGATGTGATCGCTATCAATGAGCTGACAAGCGAACTACGCGGGTTTCGTGAGGATTTAAGCGTATTCCGCACACAACTCTTCGGCCAGGTTGAAGGCGAAAACCCGCAGGGTCGTCTTCCGCGCATCGAGGCAAAGCAGGAGAATCACGAGCGCCGCATCGTCCGCATAGAGCGCTTTACGTGGATCGGAGCAGGCGTGGTGCTCATGCTGGCATTTGCCGACAAAGCCACGGATTTTGTCTACCACATTCTCAGTATTGTGAGGCACTAATGGCCCTCCAGAAGATTTCTGTTGCAAAGCAGAAAGCAATCGCCAAACTCCACAAACAAGGGTTGACTTATCGGGCGATTGCCAGGCGCGTGGGCGTACATTTCACCATCGTCGGTGATTACGTGCGCGGCGATTCCAAGCCGGCCCCACAGAAGACAGATGCAGAGATTGAGGCCTCGATCCGCGCGCAACTTAAGCGCACGGCGGCATCGCCAGCCGATCTGGCCGAGGTGCTCAGTGTCAAGCCCGGCCAGGTGCGGCGCTTGCTTGCCGGCATGGAGCGGCGCGGTGTTCTGTTGGTAAAGCATCCCGACGGCCAGTTCGAGATGGCTTCAACCATCAATATCGCGCCTGGCCGTTTTGAATTGAGGGCAAAGCCCGGCCAGGAGCAACTCTACGGCATCACCTCGGATAACCATCTCTGCAGCGTGTACAGCCGGCTCGATGTGCTCAATGCGGCCTACGACCACTTTGAGCGCCGCGGCATACGCCACGTGTTAAACGCCGGCAACATGATCGACGGCGAGGCTCGTTTCAATAAAACCGAGTTGCTCACCGCGCCCGGCATGGATAACCAGATCGATTACCTGATCGACAAATGGCCCGTGCGCAAAGGAATCGTTACCCACTTCATCGCCGGCGACGATCACGAGGGCTGGTACGCGCAGCGCGAAGGCATCGAGATCGGGCGCTATATGGAGCGCCGCGCAAAAGACGCTGGCCGCGAAGATCTGCATTACCTGGGATACGCCGAGGCCGACGTTGCGCTGCGGTGCGGCTCCGGGGCCTCTGTGATGCGCGTAGTGCATCCGGGCGGCGGTTCCGCCTACGCCACAAGCTACACGGCGCAGAAGCTCGTGGAGAGCTATCAGGGCGGCGAGAAACCACACGTGCTCATCATCGGCCACTATCACAAGTTTGAACACGGTTACCCGCGCGAGGTGCATTGCGTGCAGGCCGGGTGTACCGAAGATCAATCGCTGTTCATGCGCAAGCGTAAGCTCGGCGCGCACGTTGGTTTTCTTGAAATGCGGATCACTCAGGACGCCGCCGGCGTAATCAATCGCTTCGGCGTCGAGTGGTTCCCTTTCTTTGACCGCGGCTTCTACGAAAAGAGGTTCAAATGAAGACGAGCCAGACTGGACTCGATCTTATCAAGAAATCCGAGGGTTTCCGGGCCAGCACCTACCTCGACGTTGCCGGGTTTCCGACGATCGGCTATGGCCACAAGCTGACTCACCCGAACCAGTTTCCTAATGGAATAAGCGAGACCGAGGCGTCCGTTATTCTGAGCACCGACGTGGCCAGCGCCGAGGGAGCCGTATCGCACCTCGTGCGCGTGGCGCTCACGCAGGGCCAGTTCGACGCGCTGGTTGATTTCGTTTTCAACCTCGGAGCCGGACGCCTTCAGGGCTCTACGCTCTTGCGCGATCTGAATGCCGGCCAGTATGCGCCGGCGGCCGAGCAAATCCTTGCATGGGATCACGGCGTTGTAAATGGCCGCGAAACGGAACTATCGGCGCTCAAAGCGCGCCGCCTGGCTGAGCACACACTCTGGAATAGTTGAGGCGCTTATGAAGATTGAGTATATCCAGAAGATCGAGGGCACTATCGTATTGCCCTTTGTGATCGACGCTTATATAAGCTTGCGCCAGGCGGGGAATATTGAGGCCTGCGCTTGCCCGGCATCTGGATACGAGGAGGCGTTCTATATCCTCAACCGCCGCAAAAACATCGTGGCGGTGCTCTCATTCTTCAAGAGCAAAGAAGGTGAATTCACTGTCAACATGGGATTCGTGCTTAAGCCCTACCGTAAGCGCGGCTATTACGGCGCACTGTGGAATCGTCTAGTGGAAGAAGGCCGCTCCCGCGGCCTCAAGCGCATCACCGGCTATCACAAGCCGGGCAACGCGGCGCTCCTTGGATTCAACGAACGGGTGGGCCGCAAAATCAAATACATTTGCTCAGAGTTTGAGTTGTAACGTACGATACAAAATCCCAAGGAGAAGCCATGCTCACCGGCTCAATCGAAGCCTCGCCTGCGCAGTCCACAACTTACCCGTTTCTTGACGCCAAGTTTCTTGGGGCGATGAACGACATAGGCCGGTACGGCAATGAGAAGTATGGGAAAGACAGCTTTCATCAACGCGCCCGCGTGGGTGACAGGTCAAGGAATGGCATGGCCCGCAACGAGTCGGCGGTGATCGGCCGCCACGCGCGGGATCACTTCGATATGTACCTGGCCGGTGAGCTGCATGATCGCTTCAACACCCGGAAGCATCAACTTGCAGCCGTGGCATTCAATGCGATGATGGAGTTCTATTACGCGAGCCTGGAAGACGAAACGGTTTAGGCGCTGCGCTTGACCACCCGCGGCCCTTGCTGTCTGCGGCCCCGCTCACTCAACTCAATCGCCATCACCGCGTCGTACTTGGCCTGCCTGCGGATGTGGCTGTAATACATCATCATCTGTTCGGTGACGTGTCCGGCAATGGCTCTTACTGTTTCCGGCTGCACACCGTTTTCTAACAGGCGGGTGATGCACTGGTGCCGTAGATCGTGCGGCTTGAGTTGGGTAAAGCCCGTCGCGGCGCGGAGCTTATCCCAACTCTTGCGCAGAAACCATCGACTCGCGGGCTTCGCGGGGTTCCATTTTTTACGGTTTACGCGGAACGGAAACAGATAGTGATCGGGCAAGCACGAACCCAGGCTGAGCGCCCGCTTGTAGCATTGCTCGACGGCCCACCTGGCCGTGCGGTTAAGGGCGATTTTGCGCGGGCGACTCGAGTTTTTCACCGCGTCTTCTGGCACGTAGATCTCGGATATTTCGTTGCCCTCGCGCAGAAAAATATGTTTCATGCGCAGGCCGCGCAGCTCACATCCGGCCGCCGTGGTGTTGTTTGTGATGCACGCCACCCAATAAGCCAGGGCCGCCTCGGGGTGGCTTGCGGCTTTGCTGAATAATTCTTCTTCGTCTTCCTCGCTGAGCACGTCGCGCGGGCTCCACGTTGGGATGCCCAACGGGGAATAGTAGGGCCTGATTCTTTCCCACAGCCTGCAATGCTGCAGAATCTGCCCGAGTGTCGATAGCTCGTGATTGATGATCGAATGCCCGGCGGCGTGTTTCCAGGGGCGCACCTCGCCGCCGTCGACGGTGGTGATGAGGTTGGACGCCCGCGCGATCTGGTAAGCCTTCAGGTGGCCGGCAGTGATATCGCATAAGCGGATCACGCCAAAGAATCGCCCCAGTGCATCGATATAACCGTCTGATGTTTCATGCGTGCGGGCCTTGAGACTACGGCGTTGCCGACGGATTTCCATCCATAGCTCTGCCGCGCGCCTAAATGGCTGCTTAGATAAATCCGAATCGATCTGAACGAGAAGCAAGTTGGCCTCGATACACGCCGGACAATCCACATGGTCGTCGGTGTGAGGCACCGCGTTGCCGGTTGCCGAACCGTGGCCCGTTGAATCCCTTAGCGGGGTGTTTGTTGATTTAGGAGCTACCAT